GAGTGAATCATAAAAGATGACAGAATCAGGTTACACGAATGAACCAATGGGCAGAACAGAAACATAACAATGGAGTGAGTCAGATATGATAACTATAAAAGTGCATTCGCCCACATACAAGTGGAAAATAGGGGATATTATAGAATATAAAAGAGTAAAAATGATTGTCTCAGAAGTGGTTTTCAACGCAGTCGCAAAAGAGATGGTATACACCTATAAACTAACGGAATATATAACAATATAACAATATAACAATTTATTCAAGGATGGTAAAAGTATGAAAATTTACGTTGATGAAGTACCAGAAAACTGCGAAAAGTGCGATTTGCGCAAGCTGCGTATACTATCGCCTGAAGAACACAGGCTTGTTAAAGCCAGCATAATTCGCTTCAAAATCAATTGCATATTTTCAGATAGCTTTAGTTTTGAAGGTCAAGAGGTATCAGATTTATCTGTTAGACATGAAGAATGTCCACTTAAATCAGCGGACAAACATATACATTATCAAGACGTAGGCGGATTTGGACATACAGGGTTGCCATCATATCCGATTGCCAAACAAACATAATCAAAACGGCAAAACATTTGAAAAATAGTTGACAAATAACGGATTTTTGTGTATTATTGATTTGTAACCAGCTGACAAGATTGTATCAAACGGCTAGAGTAAACCACATCATGTGACAGAACCACTGAATCGGAGTGAGCCACAAAAAGGGACAGTCTCACAGATTTCGAGCGCACCTAAAAATTAAACATTAAGCGAACGAGCGAATATACGCAGTCGCAGACACTAATAGTAGTGTTTGCGGCTGTTTTTGTTTTAGGAGGTTTTGAAATGAGTGCTGATGTGACAAAAGAGCCAATATGATTTTAAAATTTAAACAAAATGGCGCATGGAGATTTATTGACAACATTTCAAACATCGATGTACTTCCGGCGCATGAAAATCAAAAAGAATTAGGCGCAACAGGAAGAATTGTATATCAAGTAGGCAATGAAATTGTTACACAAGACCTGTATGAAGAAGCGTATCTTAAGGAGACATCATGGCTAAAATAGGCAGACCACTAAAACCTATAGACCAAAAACACTTTGAGCAACTTTGCGGCTTGCAATGTACGCTTGATAAACTTTGGTCTGTTCTATTATTGTAAAGATGTGATGATATGGCAAAGAAGCATCCAACAAAGATTAGCGAAAAGTTAAGAAAAAAGATAATAGCTGATTATGTCGAATGCCAGAATTATTCCGAGACTGCGAGGAAGAACGGCGTATCACCAAATACTGTTAAAAATTATGTGCAACGTGATTCGACATTTGCAGAAACTTGCGAACAGAAAAAAGAAGAAGTAGAACAGGACATTTTAGGCTTTTTAGAATCAAAAGGGAAAAACCTCAAAGCGCTTTATACAATGACCGAAAAGCGAATAGTAGAACTGATCCCCTCAACAAATGATATACAGCGACTCGCAACAGCATGGAGCATATTGTTTGACAAGCACATGAAGCGCATAGAGGTAATGCAGAGGGACAGAGAAATAGCAGTAAAAGAGCGAGAAGTTGCCGTAAAAGAATACGAAAATAGAGACATCGGGCAAAGTGTAGTGCAAATTATACTTGAACGCAAGAAGCCACAAGGTGACGCGAATGACTACAAAGATAACACTTGATGACTTGATAATCCCAAAGTTTGACTCACTGCTTGATGATATCCTTGATTGGAAATGGACACATGTAACACTTGTAGGCGGTAGAGGCTCAACTAAATCCACTTTCGCCGCGATAGCGATAATATTACTAATTACACGCCCTGAGAATAAAAACTGTCACGTTATCTGCTTCCGAAAAGTTGCCAACACCCTCAAAGATAGCGTATACGCCAATATACTATTTGCCATATCATTATTGCACCTTGATAAAGATTTCAAAGTATTAAAAAATCCGATGGAAATAACATATGTACCGACCGGGCAAAAAATATTATTCCGCGGACTTGATGACGCGGCAAAAATAAAATCAATTAAGCCGACATTCGGCTATTTTGGGGTAACATGGTTTGAGGAATTGAGCGAATATCACGGGCGAGAAGAAATAAGAAGTGTGTTGCAATCTACAATGCGTGGCGTAGGCGGTAAGTTTTTAAATATAGAAAATTTTAATCCGCCGGTATCTCGTGACCATTGGGTAAATGTAGACGCTGAAGAACCGGGCAGGGCTGACAGGATAATAGTTAGATCGTCTTATAAAGATGTACCTGTTGATTGGTTATCAGAGCAATTTGTAATCGAGGCAAATACATTAAAAGCAATGAAGCCAATTGCTTATGACAATGAATATGGCGGCATAGCAACGGGAACAGGCGGAAATATTTTTGAAAACGCTATTGACCATATAATAACCGATAAAGATATATCGCGATTCGATAAAATATATCAAGGATTAGACTTCGGATTCAGCATTGATGAAGCAGCATGGGTAGAGTTCTATTACGACAAAAAGAAACGTAAAGTTTATATTTTCAACGAAATATTCGAGCCTAAGTTATCAAACAGATTGCTTGCAGAAAAGATAAAAGAAAAGCGGATAAGTAGTACATATATTACAGCGGATAGTCAAGAACCGAAATCAATATCTGAGCTACAATCTTTAGGGCTTAACGTATACGGTGCGAAAAAAGGCGCTGATAGCGTACATTACGGAATTAGGTTTTTGCAGAATATGGATGAAATCATAATTGACAAGCGCAGATGTCCTAATACATATCGAGAGTTCATAAAATATGAATATCAAAAAGATAAGCATGGAAACTTCATTTCATCATATCCCGACAAAAACAATCATACAATAGACGCAATGCGTTATGCACTTGAGTCTGAAATGTTAGAACACAGGCAGATTGTAAAAACTTCAAATCAACGATTGTGGTAGGTGAAGCATGAAAATAGAAATGATACCGATTGACGATTTAGAACCTTATGAAAATAATCCACGTCACAATGATGAAGCTGTTGACTATGTGGCAAACTCAATAAAAGAATTTGGCTTTAGACAACCACTTGTTATCGACAAAGATAATGTAATAGTCGCCGGGCATACACGGGCGAAAGCGGCAATGCAGTTAAAACTTGACAAAGTGCCTTGTATCCGTGCCGACGATTTGACAGATGAGCAAATCCGGGCGTATCGGATTGCCGACAACTCAACCAACACTTCAACATGGGATAATGATTTACTCGAATTTGAAATTGGCGAGTTGCCAGAATTTGATTTTGGCGATTTCGGGCTTGACTTTGAAATTACACCGCCGGAAACTGCAGAGTTAGAAACAGTAGAATTAAAGCCATATACAAAAGCGCATTATCTTCTTAGTTTTGACGTAAATATTCATGATGAAATATTACCAATGATTCAATCAATTATTGAACATGGAGGAGTTGAAGTTGAAAGCACACTCAATTAAGACTGACAATGCAAATGTGAGCAAAAAAGTCAGCTTGCGAAAACAGGCAACTTCACATTTAGAAAATTTAAGAGTTTTGGATCTGTTCGCCGGAAACAATGTTCTGTGGTCTGAGTTCAATTGTGACCGATATTATGGAATAGAAAAAGAGCGCGGAAAAGGCAAAAATCTCACAGCTGATAATATGAGAGTCATAGCCAGTCTCGACCTTTCAAATTTTAATGTAATTGACGCAGACAGTTACGGCATACCATTCAATCAAATCTCAGAATTATTCAAAAATAGAACCTTAGCTGAAGGCACGGTCATAGTATATACATGTATCACAAACAAAATGAGTAGTTTAAACAAGAATTGCCTAAACCACTTCGGACTACGCAGGATGTACAAAAAATGCAAAACGTTACTCAATGCAAAAGCACATGAATTATTTTACGCATATCTCTATGACAACGGTGTAAGAGAGATTTTCAAATACACTGAAATCACAAGTTTCCGAAAAGATTATGGATATTTCATAGTTCCAAATAGACGTTTACAGCGATTTTAAACTTCCCTATCAACTCATACTTCATAAAAATATTTCTATCGTCTCTAGATGCAAAATCAATGCTCAAAAATAGCAAAAAAACAGTCAAAAAACAGATGAAAATTATGCCTTTCTATCGTTAAATATCAAGTAATTGCAATGGGTTGCGTTTGTAACTAAGTGAGATAAAGTGAGATACTTTCTTAACTATGTTTTGAGTTAATTTTGATATAATTGTTATAGGCTGCAAAAGCCAAAATTCTGAAAAAGAAAGAGGTATACAATATGTACTCAGTCGAACGTGTAAATCAAACCAATTACGCAAACATCTACTGTCTTTACGATTCAAGCGGAAAAGCTCAAGGCACAAAAGAGGTCGTACTTGCGGGTAGAGACGTCGGAACGCATTACTACACTTTGGGCGCACTGCCACGCAAACAAGTAAGAGACTTATTCGCTAAACATGGCAAGGCAGAAAGCGAGGTGGCGTAAATGTCAGTAATCTACGAACCACGCGGAAAAGCCAGAGAGTACTCACCTCTCGCGCTCAACTTGTATATGGGGTGTACGCACAAATGTAAATACTGTTACGGACCATCATGTTTACAACGCAAAAGAGAGAATTATTTTATCAAACCCGAACCAAGAGCAAATGTTCTGAAAAATCTCGAAAGAGAACTTTCACAAAACCGCCCGATACACCAAGTCTTAATGTCATTTATAGGAGACCCATATGGCGACACCTCAGATGACAATGCAACCACTCGCAAATCCCTTGAATTGTTACTGAAGCACAAAGTACCAGTGGCAGTACTTACAAAAGGCGGTAAGAAGTGCTTAAAAGACATTGACCTGTTCAAACAATTTGGAGAACACATTCAGATCGGCGCGACTCTTACTTTTGACAATGATGTCGACAGTCTCGAATGGGAAAGCGGGGCAGCACTACCGCAAGACAGACTGAACACTCTGAAAACTTTACACGAAAACGGAATCAAAACCTTTGCCAGTTTCGAGCCTGTTATTGACCCGGCGCAAAGTATTTCACTCATGAAGCAAGGATTAGACTTTATTGATGTATATAAAATCGGAAAAATCAATAACTACGGTGGGATTGACAAAACAATAGACTGGACAGACTTTTTGCAAAAAGCTCTCGATATACTGAGACCTGCCGGGAAGCAAATATACATCAAGCATGACCTAAGGATCGCCGCGAGTAGCATAAGATTATACGGCAACGAAATGCTACCAGACGAACATAACGCCGCATAAAATAAAATCGTCCAACCGAACAAACGGAGACGCAAACGCATACAGTATTGTATGTGCTTGCGTCTTTTTTGATAGGAGTGATTGTCATAATTCAACTAAACCAAACATACTTCGACGAAATAAATAAAGAGAAGATAGACGAACTTCTCTCTTTAGTCGAGCCGTATTTTGCTCACCGCATAAAGCTGTACGATAGATATAGACGCAAGAGTACCATCAACGAGTTTATGAAAAGCCAAAATGATGGCGTGCTACTTGCTTTTGAACATCTAATCGTCAATGAGGCAAAGGGATACTTGGCAGGCAAAGAGCCTGTATATTCCTTTGTTGAGCGTAAAGAAGATAAGGACAAAGAGTATCAAAGCACTATAACCGATATCCGAAACTATAACGATGACGCTTCTATCTTTTCAGAACT